AACATTTCAGGGCCTTTTTCACCCACGACTATTGGTTGTCCTTTTGATACAGCACCACCATTAGCAAAAAATCCACCAAAGAAACCACCAAATCCACCACCTAATGCAGAAAGAACTGTTTGTAATGCAATTTGTCTTTTTAGAGATGATTCTTGTGCTTTCATTGTATTTAATTTATCTTGCTCTTTTTTAAATAAATATTCATCTAATAATTTTTCAATTCCTTTAAGTGCAATTCTTTCAATAGTTTGAGAAAGAATATCTACTAAAATTCTTTGTGATAATTCTTTAAAAGTCATATTTAATGATTTACCTAAAATTAAAGATTCAGCTAATGATCTAGCAAAAAATTTAGTACCCGATATTAAACCATCAAATAATTCATTACTTAAATCATATTCTCTGTTGTGTTCTTTTAATTTTTCTAAAACTTTTTCTATATTAGTTTTATGTGGTTTATAAGCAGTATGTATATCTCGTGTATAATTTAATGCTTCCCAATTTCTTTTAGCTGATTTTTCTTCTTGTTTAACAATTTCTTTTATAACTTTATATCTATCTCTAACAGCATCTTGATCAGTGAAGTTAATAGCAAAAGTTCCTAATTTTTTTTCTATTTGATCTAAATCTAATAAAATATTAGAAAAAGCAAAAACTAAACCTTGTAATAATTTAGGTTGTTCAGTTTTATCAGAAAGTTTATCTATCGCATCTGATATGCCAATAATAGAAGTTGAAACTATATCAGCAGTTCCAGTCACTTCATTAAAAGTTCCTATTAAATTTACAAAACTGTTTCTTAATCTTGTAGTTGATTGTCCTATAGTAGGTGTTATTTTTTCAAATTTTTTACCAATATTATCTGTTTCTTTTAATAAAGATGTCGCAATAATTTCTGAAGTAATTTTACCTTCAGCACCAAGTTTTTTTAGTTCTCCTCTAGTAACACCTAATTCTTTTGCAAATATGTCTAATAGTGGTGGAATGTTTTCAGAGATACTTCTAAATTCATCTCCTTGTAATCTTCCTGAAGCAAATGCTTGTGATAACTGTAGAATACCTGCACTAGCCTGTATTGCATCTACCCCCGCTATACCAATAACTTTGTTAACATTTTCTGTTATCTGTAAAAGTTCTTCATTTTTTAAACCTAAATTTTGAGATTGTAATGCAAGTTTTTGATAAAGTTCTACTGTTTCAGAAAAACCCCCTCTAGTTCTTCTAGATATTTCAAATAGTTCATTTTGAACTACAGTTAATTCTTTAGTTGAATTAGTTACAAGTTTTAATCTGTTTTGAAGATTTTGAAATTCATTTGATAAAGAGAAAAATTGTCTTAAAACAACTGAAGAACCAATAGCAATTAGTGCATTTTTTAAATTAAATACAGTAGATTTAGTTTGATTTAAATTATTATTTAACTTTCCAAGTGCTTGTTGAGATTTATCTCGTACTAATATATCTATTTTAATATCTGCCATTATTTTAACCTTTTTGCTTCTGCTAATGCTTTGTTAGTTTTATACTGATCTTGTTCCTTTTTCAAGTATGCTAACCAAAGATTATAATGGCTCAATGGCATTTCTAGGACTTTTTGTATAGGAAGTTTTAACCTATCTGCGACTACCAATATATTTTTAGTATCAGTGTCGCTTTCTACTTTTTTTCAGCGTCCTCGTAAAATGTTCCTTCTAAAATTTTATTTGCGATATTTCCAATAACTTGAACATCAGCTTTTTTTCTTAAAGCAAATTTATCTTCAGGTTCAAAGGCTTTGACTAAATCACCTTTTTCATTTTTAACTAAAAGTTTCATCACTAACAAATCAGCTAAAATACTTGAATCGTTTGAACCAGAACTTTTTAATTGTAATTTATTTCGTTCTTCTAGTGTTATTGGTTCACAATAAAAAACAGATGGATTTCCATTTTCATCTTTCCATTGTTCTACTTCAATGACAGTATTTTCAATACTATCAAAATGAGATTTAACTCTATCTATAACTGACATAAATTAGATTAGACAGTTCCTACAGTTAAAGCACCAGTTCCTTGAAAAGTTATACTTCTAGAAACAACTCCATCTAATGTTGAGTTAATAGACATTCCAGTAACAATTCCAGTTCCAGAATAACTAGCATCTCCTGCAGTATCTCCTTCTGGAAGTAATGTGAAAGTCAAAGATGAACCAACTGTACATTCTTCTTGTGAAGTATCAGTTTCGTCAAAATGACATTCTACTGTTCCTGAAAATGAAGTTCTGCCAGCTAAAAAAGTTTTTGCTGAATCTGATAATGCAGTATCTTCAACTACATCTGCTGTTGTTTCTAAAGTGAACGAAGTGACTTCGCCAGTAGTGTTAGCTCCAGTCTTTACTACGCCCTCTTTTCCGTGATGAGTAGCCATAATTTTTCTCCTTTAATTCTTCTTGTTGTATGGTTTCTTTAGTTGTCTTATATCCAAGTTTTTCATAATGAGCAAGATTATTTTCATTAATAATTATCTCATCATTTCCTTTATACATTTTAATATCTTTAGCCATAATATATTATAAATTATTTATTCTTCATCTTCAAGTTCGTCATCTTCAAAATCATCTAAATCCTCAATATCTATTCTATTTTCTATTTCTTCTAATTCATTTGAGATTTCAGAACATAAAGAACTTATTTTATCGTTAAATTTTTCTATTTGTTCTATTTTTTTGTAAATCTTATCTAATTTATTAGCCATTATGCAGTTCCAGATTGATGTTCATAAATTACTCTTACTACCATTGTTATAGCACCATAAGGAAATAAAGTTCCAGCATCAGTTTCTATGGAGATAACTTCAGTATCTAAAGCATTGCCATTTCTAGTAATATCTTCTTCTAATTTATTTTCTATAGCTTCTGCTAATTGATTTCTAGCAGTATCAATGTTAGATTCAGTTCCTTTAGTAAATCCAGATATTAAAAATTCTAAAGTTGCAATTCTAGTTCTAGCACCACCACCTAATTCTTGATCTTCTTTTGTTTCTTCTTGAGTTTGAACTAATACTGCTGGATATTGCTGTTCAGATAATTCATCTAAAGGAAAAGGTTGTCTAGTAGCTTTTTTAATTACTGGACTACTAATAGCTTGAATTGTGGTTAAAATGTGACTAGCAATATCTTCTCTTTTACTCATATGTTTAAACCTCTAATTTGTTTTTCAATATATTTAGCGAAATTCTTTTGTATAACTTTTTTTAACTTAGCATCAAAGCCAAAAAATTTTCTTTTAGGTAATTTACCAGTACCAGTTTGATGATACAAAGCTTTTTCTGCTTCATATTGACTTCTAAAATAAACACTAACTCTATTTTTAGAAATAGTTTTAGTAGCAATATTTTGCAACATCTTGTTAGTATCTTGTAAATCTACTCTAGTTTTATTTTTTAATTTTGAATAAGCTTCAGAATAAGGAACAAATCTTTTTCTTTGAAAATCCAATCCAGATGAAGTTCGTCTAATAATAACTTCTTTTAAATTTTCTCCAGCTTGTTCTAATCCTCTAGTAATTATTCCAGGTAATTTATTTAAAAATTTAGAATATCTGCTTTGAACATTTTTAATATTAGTATTTAGTTTTATATCTAAAGCCATTATCTGACCAATCGTCTAAATCCATGTAAAGGTTCTCTTTCATTTACAGAGATAGTTTGATTAGCATCAGTATCATATTCAACACCATCTTCTAAAATCATTCTCCATTCTAGATTATATTGGCTCATATAATATTCTGCCATTCTTTCAAATCTGTCTTTATCAGTTTCTGGTCTAAATTTACTTAATGCTGGTAAAAAAAATCTTCCAAGAAATAGATAAACACCAGCACGTTCAAATTGATCTAGATTAACTTTAGTATTAACCATCTCTGCTGTATTTAAAACAGTAATATCAGTAAATACATTCTGCTTATAAACTGACCACCACTCAATTCTTAATTGTCTAAAAATATCGTTTGTAGTTTGTGCAAAG